CATTAGGTTTATTTTTAATTTACTTGCCTGTGCGTTGTCTAAAATATTTTTTACTACAAATAATTTACCATACTTTTGTACCGCTTCGCCAATATCTTTACAGGTTTCTGACCATGTAGGGAAACTAACTTCCCAGTCATATATAATAGCGTCTTGTATCATACGTTGTCCACTGCGGTCAAAATCTGGCACAACAATAACACGCTTACCCAAACGTTCTATAATCTCTGCCTGTGTTTCATTAATATTATTACTTAATATAGCAACACCGTCAACTGCCATGGCATCAAAGGGACCTTCACATACTATTACAAACTTAGCATCCTTGGGTTGCTGATCTGTGTTAAAAACATAATTGCTATCATAACTGCTGAAGTACTTGGGCTTTATATGGTTGTCCAATGCTCTAGCAGTATATCCTATTGTTTTGCCTTCCCATGTAAATGGAATAACAACTCGCCTATCCATGTTCATGTTACGACTAGTACTGTAAAATATTGGATAACGTTGTATGTCAATTTTACGTGTTACCGCATAGGCAACTATGTCTCTAAAACTCTGTGTTGTTTCATAGTTTGGATCCAGTGCCATCATTGTTGCTACTTGATTTATATCTGCACTTTCCTCTGGTAACGGCTTGGCTTCGAACTCTATCTTTTCCTGTTGCTGTTCTATTTCTTCTACAGCATCACCAAGTTCTTCTCTGATACGCATGGCTTCAAAGACCAAACGTTGTGTATCATTTTGTTCTACTCCAAACCAAGATAGTAGCCTACGAAACTTAAAGTTAAAGTGCCAGCCTGGTCGCCAAGTTGCTTTGAAGTTACAGTTAAAACAATGATAACTTACAGAACCATCTGCGGCATTTATAACACCGCCTCTGCCTCTAGTATCTGGACTATGCCCACGATGTGTACAGCAAGGTGCATTGAAACTTATCCAACCACTCGGTGTTGTTTTACGCTTCGCTGGTAAGTTGTCTTGTAGTGTTTGTTGTATGGCGTTCACTATATAAGTTTACGCTCTTTCATAAAACTTATCAAGTATTTTGTTATGAATTGATGTCCAAGTTCGTTAGGATGGTCTCCCCAAGCCCAAACTTTATGTCCTTCCATTGTTCGTTGATTGCATATATCCGTCATGCTCCAATCTGTTGTATATTCGTCTTCTATGTTTCCGTGACTGTGTTTTGGAAAAACAGGCGCATATATCCATTTAAGATTGTGTTCCTTACAAAGTGCCCGTGTAGTATAAACAAAATCTCGCAATGTATAATCTGAAAATTCTCGACTACTGCTTAATACTAAGTGTTGTTTCCACATTTGTGCCAACGGATGGTCCTTTAACCCGTATGCTAGTTGACTACTACTGTACCATTCCTTATCATTTGCAGAATAAAAACTATATCGTTGGTGTGACGTGGTAGCAAATATAACTAAAATGTTTGAAAGGTCTTGTGATTGTTCTTGTAACCACTTCATAAACTTAACACGCATTCCTATTAGACTGTCTCCTTGCTCTGACAGATTTTTAACAGGCACTCCTAATGCTTTTTGTAGTAAATTTGAATATCTATATTCTTCTCTGTAGGCAACGTTGTCGTGAAAGTATCGGTATTCGGCATCTTGTAAGCCGTAGCCTTCACTCTCTAATTTAGGAACAAGTGCGGGATCAACTAAGTCAGCACCGTATGTCCAGCTGTCTCCAAAAACTACTATATGTCTAGCCACGATATAGTATTTTGGTTATGCTCCCTCCGGTTGCAACTTGTACAAATCTAATGGCTCTATAATTACCTGTCCAGGTAGTATAGTATGTGCCTGTTGCACTTGTATAAGAATTGGTTTCTATTGTGAAATAATTTGCAGTGGCGTAGTTAGGTGTGTCATCTAATGTACCCTCAACTAAGATGTCGCCTGTGTAACCACTTAAGTAAAATGCCGCTGTGTGTAACTTACTGCCTTGGTTAGTACTCTTGTCACTTATCACATAAGTTGTTTCGTTTGTGACTGTGTCAATAGTAAGTTCTGTTGATGCTGTAAATGTTGGGTAGTGTCCGTCTAACACTTGTAAAGTGCCACGCACACCATAGTTGTCGTCAGCGTATGCAATCTCATCTACACCTTCACCACTAGTAACTGCAACTGTGTAGTTGTAGTAAGTAGCAGACAAATCTAACAATGCGTTATCATCTAATGTTACAAGTGCCTGCCCTTTTGCGGCGTTGTGAATTGTAGCAGTAGTTGTGCTATAAACTGTGTTAGTCTCTGGATTGAGAATGTTTAGTTTAATGTCTCTACTACTAATGTTAATTGGTTTTTGATCTTGGTTCTTAACTTCAATTAAGAACTTGTTCGCTACTCCACGGTAGGCTTTTATATCTCTATTATACACGCTGACGGTCCTTCTGTTTGTGTCCAAAAGTTCAAATATTTGGCAAGGTATCTTTTGCCTATATAAATACTGGGTAATGAATTGCATATTGTATTTATTGTGTTAGAGTCTGAAATTCAACAATTACTTGACAAATATCCATTCCTAAGTTTCGTGGTCTATGGTGGCAACGATTATATAGGCATAATACAGAACTACGACGAAATCATCACTACAATCTACGATTATTCCAGTCTCAAAACCCAACAAGAACGTATTAAGTTCATTGAACTAGCGGACAGTTGGTGGTGGGAGTCAAATCGTATGATACCTATTAACGTTTTCCTTAAACAGGAATGGCATCAATTTAAGCCTTGTTTAAAAACTTTTAACAGTAAAGACGTAACAATAAAATACGGTCCTTACTTAAGCCTTAAAGATTTAACTAAAAAACGTACTAAACGTAGAGCAATAACCTTAGTTCGAAAGATGAACTAAATTCATGTGTACTACAACTAAGTAGGCATAACTTGTAGCATGACTTTTCTTAAAGTAGTAACTGCCGTCTGTGGGCTTTGTCCATACTTCCTGATTAATAGTATCCCAGTCTTTGTTTAACAAATAACGTTTACTGGGACGTATTATAGCAAGTACAGCCGCCATTTCATCTACAGTTTTAGGCTGTAATTTTTGCAGTATGTCGTAGTGATTACCAATGTGTATAATGTCTTTAACAAACTCTGGATCACTAAGTCTGTGCCAGGGAGGGTCAACACTCATTAACACATCTAGTTCTTCTTCACTGTGTATTTGTTGGTAAACACTAACATTTAAAAAGTCTAGTTTAACGTAGCCACGTTGTTCTGCTTCTTTGTGGTCAATACTTGCTAGTCGTGTAATTGGATGTTTGGGTATGTTGTTAACATAGACACCTGTATTATGTGGCACAACTTCGCCATCACGATGTATACTGGCAGGTATGTGCTTGATGTGTTCTAGCACTCGTTCTCTGTCACCAAAGTCTATGTCAATATCTGCCTGAAACTTCATAGTCCAATGTCCTTGAGTGCCTGTTTAACCCATTCTGTGTCTGCAACAAAGTCTATAAATCTACGTTGCCAGTATTCTGGATCAATATATGGGTAAATTATCTGCAACTGTTCTTCATTAAGAGTGTCTAAAAAGTCTACACCACTATCACAGTTAAACACTAACCATGCACTTACTCTACCTGTGCTGATATGATGACATATACGATTTTGATTAGCATATCTAAAATAGTCTGCTACACCATTTTTTAGTTCTGCATGGTCCTCACAGTATCCTAGCATTTCTTTTACACCACGTTCCAGTGCATCCTGTGCTTGTTCACGTTTAACGTAGGGTAACATCCATTCTTGATACAACTTGTCTTTGCACCAGTGGTCGATCTTTTTGTTGTTTTGTAGTAACCACTCACAGAAGTTCATGAAGTTAATAGCACGTATATCTACACAATAACGTCCAAACTTCACAAAGGCATTGTAGTAGGGACTCTTTGAAAAATCTGCATAGTCTTTGTTACGTGCAGAGCCTTGTGTTATTTCATAAAAACGTTTGTATGCTCTTAGTCCAAACTGCACACCTGTTTCAGACTCTTGTTGCACTCTGCGTTTTGGCTCGCACAAATGCGCCGCAAGTGTAGATTCCTTGCGATAACTTTTGTCACAATACTTACAGGTGTAACTCATGTTGTCTAATATGCTGTTCTAAATAATTGTTCAACCATTTGTGTTCTCCTGGCAGCCTGTGTCTCAGTTTAGGATCAACATGTTCTTCGTACGGCACAAATTTAACATCAGCGTTGTGTTGTTCTCTAATAGCACACCACTCGAAACCTCCAATAATATTTTTATTGTTTTCAAGTAGTTCTAGTCTTACTAACTCCTTTTGTGACATGCCGTGACACCATTCGTCTGCTTGTTGAAATATTATACAACTATGTCCTCTGAGAGTCAAACTGTCAATGACCGCTAACATCTGATACATAAGGTTTTCTAACCTGTCTACCAATGTATTGCACTCGTACTTTTCTCTAAACACTATCCATTGTTTGGTGTCTTTATCAGACCAATCATCTCTCCATCTATTTTTACCAAATAACTGATTCTGAGGATTAGTCCATGCACCTTCCCAAACTTCTTGCCTAGTAGGTTGGACATGCTCATCATAACGACACAAAGGTAATTCTTCTCTGCTAATGAATGTTAGACCTAAAACATATAAAGTTTTCTTGGTTGTTTCATAACTATGTTTGAGAGTAGTTCTTAATATACGACTATTAGCACTACCAGTTATGCCTATATGCTCTGAACTTAATTTAAGTCTACTTGCAAGATCTATGTGGCCACCTCCTCGAGCATAAGTATCCATATAACTACACCCGTTAGTAACCAAATTAGTAATCATTTAAGTGCGTCTTTGATTTCTTTATCAGTCCAGCCAAGATCAAGAGCATGTGCCTTAAGATCATCTTTTGTGTTGAGCTCTACCAACAAATCTAGCTCGTCTTCTTTAGCACTCGGATATAACTGCTGTAAGAACTTACGTTCCTTTGTGCTACTTGCACCTTTCTTAGGTGTTTTAATCCAATAGTGGAATGTATTACCCATGCCTGGACTTACTGTGCTTGCACACAACCATTGCAGTTTAGGATGTTTGTTAATATTAAAGAAGTCTTTGTTAAGTGTATCATTGCATCTGCGCAAATAGTATTCAGCAAGGTCCTGATTGCCACTTACGTTGGCTGTATACTTTAGTATCAAGTAGGGACTAAACTTTTTACGTTCTTCTTCTGTTAGGTCATCGTAAAAGTTTCTAACCTTGCCATCTACCATGGCCATTTCATTTTTAATAGATAACTTGTCTACCATACTTTACTGTAGTCTACAACTTCACTCTGTCTGCTTATATCTTTAACAAAGTATGCACACATACTTTGATCGTTTTCGCTGAGTGGTAC